CCAACCACCATCTAACATATACTCTTTACCGTTAGCGTCTGTATGCGTCACGTAGTCGTGTCGATGAGCTGAGTGCAACACTGTACCATCAGGTGTTCGCATCTTGTTACTCAGTATTTCACTCATAACTTATATTCCTTAGCGCTGTTAAGAAACTCCGTCAGCATCGCGTAACATTCACCTGCATCTGCTGCTAACTCTCCACGATAGGTAAGACCTTTTTCATCAATTACTAATACTACTTCGTCACCAAGGTTAAAATTAATAGTTGGAGCAACTGTGGATATTGTGTTGTCGAGGCACATAGCACTCATCAGTCATCCTCCTGAGCCTTTACATTTTACACACAGCTCTGTACCTTTGTGTGGCGTTTCATCCTCTGGTTCAAAACCTTGTAGACCTGAACCTGAACAGCCAGCACAAGCTGTTTTTATGTCTCCGTTTTCGTCTAAAAAGCTCCAATCTGTAGCCATCAGTCAATCCTCCTCATTGTCAAACACTACTTCCCCTAACAGTCGGGCTAAGTACCACTGAGCCTTCTGTAAATCTTCTACTGGCTTGCCTTTGTAGTCATAGCGCCACAGGTACTTCATGCAGTTGCCCTTGAGGTAGCCCCTGAAAGCTTCAGGAGTCATCGACTCTTCGATGGCTTCAATACACTCTACGTTGCCTGTGTTGTAGTGGTTGGGTGAATTTACTGCATCCCAGTCTTCTCTAGAAACTTTGAGGGCATAGCCGTTTTCATCGTATCCGTCAAACTCTTCTGCGGCTGCGTCAAGATAAACTTTCATTTGATCATCTATTGACGGCTTCGGAATCTCTAATGGCGGATGCTGCTTTCGTAATCTATTCCAGTCTGCTGGTGTTGCGTTATTAATGCTCATCTTTAAAATCCTCTTGAAATTCTGACAACCTATCGTTTATCCTGTTGCTGAACTTAGCTACTAGATCTTGAGAGGTTATGTCTAAGATCTCTAATAGCGTTATCTCGTCCAACTGCTCCAGTTTTTCTAATATGTCATAGTATGTGGCGGTCATCCTGATCTCCGTACTTCTCTCGCAGATAGTTGATACTAACTGGTAACTCGTCACAACCGCCATTAGCAACTTCGTTTAGCATCCAAATACCTGCCCAGCTTCCGTTAGTCTGTGGCGATAAGTAATCTTCGTCATGTTGGTAGTAGATCCCAGAGAACAAGCCCAGCATGTTTGTGCCGTCAGCTTTACGTGCATAGGCTATGTCTCTATCCTGAACATGTCCCATAATACAACTCATGTATTTCTTCTGCAACATCAACTTAGCACTGCTTACTGGTCGCCCCATAACACCGCTTGTGAAGAAGTGGCAGTAGGCAATCTCGTCAATGATGACAGGATCTAAAAAGTCATACACTTCCCAGCCCATCTCTTCCAGCTTAAAGTCTTCAAACTTCAGCAAGCCTTCTAGTTTCGGGTCGGATTCTACAGCGCGTGTGATGCGGTTCTCGTGATTGCCCAGAGTAAACACCATACGTGGACGCCACTGCTTGTGTTTGTTAACCTTCAAGCGCTTCTGCTCTTCTCTAATAGGCGCTAAGAACTCTTCCATGCCAGCGATACCTGCTTCAATGTCCTGCAAGTAGCGTCTACCCTCGAAGCTTTTAGTGCCTACGTCATAGCTGCTCAATGACGGCATATCCCAGTGGTCACCAATGTGTATAATAACATCTGGCTTCTTGTCTGCTGCGTATTGACCAGCCCATCGTAGATGCTCTAAGGACTGTCCAGGCTTTACCTGCGTATCTGGTATTACTAGATGCTTAGTCATGGGTTACCCTTCTGTGTTCTCATGGATTACCGGTTCACAATCGCCGTGGTGGGCGAAGATACCGTGTAGTTCTTCTCGCGCTTTCCTAACTACTGCGTCTGCTTCTTCTGGTGTCTTGTAAGACCCTAGATGAATATTTTTGCTCTCTAAGGTAATATAGGCTTTCCAAGATTTTAGGCGTGTGTCCCAGCTGACTCCTTTATAGCCGCTTGTGTTATTTCTATTGATCTTTCTGTTATGCTGATTCTGGCCAGCAGTAACTGCTCTTAGATTTTCAATACGATTGTCTGAGCGCTTACCGTTTATGTGATCTATTGTTTTAGGCAGGTATCCTTTATGCATTAAAAACACAAGTCGATGTGCCCTATGTTTTTTGTAATTTAGGTCTATTTTTATGTACCCATGCGTATCGACAGTACCAGCGATAGCGCCTTTTTTTACTTTTCCGTTTGCTTTAGATTCTCTCCAAATTAAATCACCAGTTTCTTTATCATACTCAAACAACTCGTTTAATAAACCTACAGTTAAATCTCTCATTTCTTTCTCCGCTTACGTTCGTCTGCTGTCTTCTCAGCATGACACTTGTAACACAGCACCTGATAGCCTGGCGCTTCTAGGAACATTCTGTCAATGTAGGTGTTCCAATCTACGAAGCCGACTTCTGGTTTAACAACCGGATCTATATGATCTACTGCTGCGTTGTTTCTTTTACGCTTACGTCCTTCGAGTGCAGGGAGAGTAGCTGCTGCTATCTTCTTACAAGCAGCGCACTTGTACTTACCACGCTCTACCCAAGACTTCTTCTTAACATCATGCTTGACACCCCACTTACCATGAGCGCCACGTAATGCTGAGATAATGAAGGACCGGAAACGCGCTTCTGTCCATCTTCCGTTATTTCTCACCTTTAAACTCCCATATCTCACCTTCGTGGCGTCTAAGCCAGAGCATCCTGCCATTCTCTATTACTCTGTCTTCGTCGCCGTCGTACATCTCTACGCACTTGTTGTAGTAGTCCTGCTCAGTGACACAGTCCTCTAACAACTTAGATGACTTCTTCTCGCCTATACCGTAGATGCCGACAATGTTATCAATGCGGTCACCCATTAGTATCTGGCGGTAGAAGAACAACATGCCTTCCTCTGGCGTTACGTAGTATTTAGTCCGCTTTACGAAGTTGTAGTGCCAGCCAGGGATCTGATCGAAGTCCTTATCCAGGGAGACCATAATAGCTTTGTCGCCAATTGCAGTGGCTGCTATAGCTATGGCATCGTCTGCCTCTTCCCCGTCTGTCACTACTGCTGCCCATTGATCGATAAGGTGTTGTCTCAGTGCTTGAATGTGGACTGGCTTTGCCTTATCTTTTCGGTTGCCCTTGTAGGGAGCAGTTACTGCGTAGTCGTTGCGAAAGTTTCCTTTACCCGTGAGATACAGAACATACTCGGACTCTTCTTCATCGGCTCCAAGATGGAATGCTAAAAGGTCGGTGATAAAGCCATCAATACCTCTGATGGCTGCTTTCTCAGACTCTTCGTTACAAGACCAGCCTAGACGATAGACCAAAATGTCTGCATCAATTAAGATCACAAAGCTTCTGCCATATCTACTTCAGGCGTGTACTGGATGAGGTCTGTGATCACTAGCTTCATAAGAGAAGGGCTACGGCCTTTAGCGCCTGACGGGCTAGTCCAGTCGTAGTGACCAATGACAGCTTTAGCCTTGGAGTTGTTGGCAATCAAGACGCCTTTAATCTCTGTCCCATCTGTGTCATACGCTCGGATTGGCTTGCTAGACTTGCAGGTAATAAACTCGCCTTGCTCTGCCTTGTTGCGTACATTGATGCCCATCTCTTCCAGGGCGTCTACAGCGTTGCTAGACAGGTTAGCTAGATTTACCTGGTACTTGCCTGACAGTTTGTTCTCTTCTACCAGGTTAGCCCACATTACGTCTGCTTGAATTGTTACTGGTTTTGCTTGTTCCATGATATCACCTTTGATTGAAATAGTTTGTTTAAGTGTTGTTTTAGATCACAACTGATCTATGTATATTATACCACACAAACTTTAGAAAAGTCAATGTGTTTCTGCCCAATTGTTACCTATGTTGAACTCACCATCCAGAGGGCAGCGCAGATCGAAGTGCTCACCTGCTTTCTGAATAGCTTTTACTGCTACCTTGCCTACTGCCTTAGCGAAGTGCTCTGGCGTTTCCACTTGAAATTCATCATGTACGTTAGCCACAATCTTAAAAGGTATCCCGCGAGCTGTCAAGCTGTCTGACAATATTATCAACGCTTGCTTCATTACTATAGCGCCTGCACCTTGCAGCAGTGTGTTGAGTGCTGCGTGTTGTGACCTGACTCTTAGTCGTCTGCCGTCAAGACCCTGTAGAGTGCCTGAGAGGGCCAGTCTAGCCACTTTGTCACGGAGCTTAGCCAATGCTGGCGTGTTGCGTAGAAACGCCGCCATGAGCTGCTGTCCTTCCTTGTAACCACCTTTAACAATCTCGCCTATCTTAGCCGGCCCTGCGCCGTACAGGAAAGCGTATATAAATGTCTTCGCCTGGTTGCGGTCCGTAAGCCCTGCTGCCTTCATATTAGCAGTGTGTATGTCACCGCTTAGGATCTCGTTGGTGTACTTGGTGTCTCGCATGTAATGTGCCAGCATACGTAGCTCTAAACCACTGGCGTCTATACCTACTAGCTTGTAACCATGCGGTACAGTCCAGAAGGATCTACACTCTTTACCATACGGCGCTGTCACTGACGGAACTTGAGCCATGTTAGGGCTGAGATGTGTCATTCTACCTGTCACAGC